AACAGCCTTTTGCGTCCAGACAGAATTTTTTGGCAAGAACACTTTTTTCATTGCCATTCTGCCAAGAATTGACTGCGCCCGCTGCACCTTGTTTGCGACTGGCGTAACCTCATGGATCGAGCAATAAACGCGCTCTTCGGCCATCCGTTTACGCAAGAATGGCCCAATAGCCTTACTGATGTGGCCTTTTTCAGCCCACCACAACAAAGGCTTGTGTTTGCGGATAAGACTCAGCATCGCGTCAACGCATTTATCGGCGCTCTGCTTTTCCCACCAGCAATCGATTAGGTATATGTCATCGTTCTTGTCCACGCCTACAACCAGCAAACAAGTTGCGTCATTCCGTGTCTTGTCTGTGCCTACTGCATGGTCAGAGGCTGCATATATCCTTAGATCTTCCGGCAGTTCTTTTTTGTTATAGAACATCACGTTTTCACGCTGAAAGAGATCCCCATCTTCCGGCGTTGGACGGCCTTGATACAATGCGCTAAACCCTCGGCTATCGAGGCGGCGCTGCGCCGTCATAAACTCCATGTCAAACCGCTCTGGCCACAACAATTCACCTTCTTTGCGGCCAAGAGGGTCATCCTCTTCGGCCAGCGCAGGAAGGTTGATGATCTTCCATTTGGCGGCCTCTTCTGCGGAATAATGCGGGTTGGTAGGGTCTGTTAGACGGCCAACCAGATCATCTTCGTGCCATCGAGTCTGGACGATCACAATCGATGCCGAGGCAGTCATAAGTCGCGTCATTAAGACCTGAGTGAACCAATTCCATAGCTGCTCCCTTAGTGTCGGACTGCCAGCTTCCATAGAATCTTTGATCGGGTCATCGAGAATAACAAAATCGCCACCACGGCCAGTGATCGAGCCACCACGGCCAACAAAAACAGCCATGCCGCCAGCATTTGTCTGTATTCTGGACTTTGACGCGCCGCCTTTACGAAATCCAGATGTAGGAAACACGTTCTTGTATTGAGGCAAAGACATGATGTTCCGGCAATCTGCTCCGAAATCTTTGCCAAAGTCTTCGTTGTATGTGGCAAATATGACGCTGCGATATGGGTCTTTGCCCATCAACCAAGGAATAAACCGCCGTGATATCAACTCAGATTTGCCGTGTCTTGGCGGCATACAAACAATAAGGCGCGGAATATGACCCTTTTCCACCTTCTCAAGAACTTTTGCCAAAGCCCTGTGGTGCTTTGCATCCTTAAACATAGACAGTTCAATGTTTTCTGGGTCTTCCGCTTCCGGCATTGTGAACTTTACAAACTTTAGAAAGTCCTCCCTGCCCTCGATCGCCAGCTTCTGCCTCTTGGCAGCACCAATTCGTTTCTCAAGGTCAGTAAGTTGCTTTTGCTTTGTGTCCATCAGTCAGCCAACTCATATGCCAGATCACGCGCTTCATCGTTCCGGCGCAGCCAACCTTTACCAAATTTGTCAAAATGCGGCAGGGAATGATAATAGCTGGAACGGTTTTCGTGCATCAGGTAGATGTAATTCTTTAACTCATCATCGTGTATTTGCGATAATGTGTATGGCCCGATGACTCCATCGATCTCTTCTCTCGACATCGCAAGCGCGTTTTGAAGGCAATATCCAGATCGAGCGACACCACCGTTTACCGCCCAATCAAAACAGAAAACATCTACGCCAGACGGTAACTCTTCGCCTTTAATTGGCTTCCAGTAATTGGTTAGATATATTTCTTCTGCTCTCTCGATAGGCATGTTCCGCATTGTGTCTTCGTTAGCGTCAGCGCCGTAATACTCGTCATAAACGCGCTTGGTAATGCCAAACATTGTCATGCCGCCTGGATCTTCTTTGAAATTTGCAAATCCACCTTCGTGGCCTAACACAAACTCAAGCGCATATTCAAAATTGCCCATACTCATCTTGCTGCCACCTTTTTAACCTTTTCATATGAACGGCTGGCGGTTAAGCCAAGCATTCCAAGCAAAATCGGCATAAGCGCATCTGTTTCCAAAACCGGCAGATCGGGCAAGTCGTAATGCATGACTGTTAGAACAAAAACCACAAAAGGCTGAACTAAGTACGTCCAAGCCAGCACAATCACAATCAGCCAGCCGGTGGCAGGCCGCCAACCGCCCTTAAAAACGCTAGCTGAAGCGGCTTCGGCTGCGTTGATCTCCAATTGCCCCATAGCGTTTTCATGCGCCTGCCTAGTGGCTAAAGTGGCTATTTCATGGCTTAACCTAGCGCGTTCATCCGCATCAGGTATCACCTTATCCAGTAATGAACTCACCGGAGCGATTAAAGCTTGTATCATGTTGACAGTCTCCCCTTTGGTAGCGGCTGGCATTTCCAGCTAATAGGCCGATAGCCTCGCATGTACTTGTGTACCTTCTGGCTCATCTCAAATGCTCGGTTCTCGCACTGACGCATTTCTGGGTATGGGCCAAGCTGATCCTCTAGCTGAATGCAGTTTGACGGATTCATTAACTGGCAAACTAAGATGATCGCTTGGTACGTCATTTTTTCATCGCCAGACTTGAAACGCCCATAAATCCAACAACCACACCGCCTCCAGTCAGATAAAACAGATTGCTGATGTCACTGAGCGCCTTGACTCGATCAAGCGGCACAAAAAACATAGCGGCGGTAAAAAGACCCATGCTCACTAGCGTGTATCGAGCCATCCGCAATTGCGCCAAATGCTTTCTTTTGGTGTCCTCATTCTCCGCAATGGTTGTCGCCATCGCCAATTCACGGTCACTTACGCAACCATCAGAGTCCAAATCATATTTGGCGTACTCACTGTTTTGCTGAAAAGTTTTATTACTGGTCATGTCATTTGCTCCGCCACCGACTGATTCCAGCTTTTAGACTCAGCATCAACTTCGAGATAATCGCTAGGCGGTACGCGCTTCGTGACAGCCGTGATAGAGTCAGCCGGAAAGAACAGCACCTTGCGAATATCGATAGCGACAAGCGCAAATATATCCATCTCGCCTTTTGCGTACAGCTTTTTGCCAGTGCTTCCATGACTAGTGCGAAACTCGTAAGAAGGCTTTCTGGCTCTATTTGTCGAATTGTCTCGCCTAGTTGACTTAACTTGGACGCGATATAGTTTTTCTTTTGCTGTAACCAATAAATCATATTTTTTTCCTGCAACGATATGTACGTCAAAACCCATTTGCTCTAAGACGGCAGCGGCCAGATATTCCCCAATCCGTCCAATTTGCAGCGCGTCATTCAATTAAAGACTCATCAAAAATTTCAGATAAAACACGACTACTGCGACCGCCAGAACTAGCGCACCAGCAACAATTGAAAATGTAATTACCTGATCCCGCTTGTGCTGCGCCAACCTTAGAGCCGTTTGCTGCCGCGCTCTTTCTTGTGCAATTGTTTGTTGCAGACGCTCCCACTGCCCAGGAGAGCCATAAAGCTGAAACAGGCTTCTCATCTCATCTCGTAATCGCTTTACCTCTTCTTGCTTAAAATGCTTTTCAATAGCGTTTGACTCGACAACACCTAACTTGGAAAATATCCCTGACTTTTTTGCGGTTGCGCCGTGCGACAGATCTGCTTCAGCTTTTGCGTATTTTGTTATTTGTCCTGATAGAGATGACAGATCCCGCCCAGCTTTTACCGCAGCGGATATCGCTCCGGCTGCGCTGGTAATCGCGGCATATGCTGTCATCGGGTCAATCAATGTTTTTATCCGTTTTGATTGATTTGTATATCCTTATAATCAACAATATTACCGCCAAAAAAGCGGCAATAGCCGAGAACCAACTTTCCAATTGGGTCACCCACATTGGCGCAGTGATCCCCGCGACTATGTAAGCGCTATCTATTCTGATATCGGTTGTCGGCACGGACATGATTTCCTCTTTTAAGATTTGATCATTATAACACTTAAACTGGTATCATGTAATCAGGACGGATTACATCGCCATCAATTTGGACAAGTCTTGATCCCGCGAGATCTGACATCGCAGCTACAAAAATAGGCATGGCCGTGTAATATTCGTTATTACAGCTTCTAGACCAGTTATCCCCCTCTAAATACATGCAAGA